CTACCGGATGATGGATCAGTCCTAAGCGGCTGGCTGCCTAGAGATAACTCTCAGGCTAGGTTCCCTACTTATTCTGCTCGTCAGGTCAAGGCTGGAATTGGCTATAAAACTTCACCATCAAAGCCAAACCGTAGAGGCTTTAGATCGCTCGCTCGTGTGTTTAACAAAACCGCAGCTGGAGCAATCTATGAAACTATGGGTCGCAAAACTCCTAGCAGTCGCTTTGTGCAAAACCAGAATGGCAAGTTTGGTGCACAGATGAAGGGCGATGGCAAGATGGAAGGTCGCGCCCTGTATCGTGCCTATGAAGAAAACCAAGGCAAGGCTAGAGAGTCAGTCCTAAATGCTATTAAAACAGCAGCCGATAAACTTAACGCAACAGCCAAGGCGAGAGGTTAATCATGGCAAACATAATTATTGACATTGCAGCAGAGTTCACTGGCAATAAAGCCTTTAAGAGTGCTGAGACTTCTACAGATAAATTAACTAAGAACATCAAGAACATGGCTAAGACTCTTGGCGTTGCTTTCAGTGCTACAGCAGTCTTAAATTACGCTAAAGCTTCAGTCAAGGCAGCAGCTGCCGATGAGAAGGCACAGAAGCAGTTAGCACTAGCTCTAAAGAATGTCGGCCTTGGTCGAGATGCAGCAGCTTCAGAAGATTTCATCCAGAGACTTCAATCAGAGTTCGGTGTAGTCGATGACAAGCTGCGCCCTGCTTATCAGCAGTTAGCCGTAGCAACAGGGAACACAGCACAAAGCCAAAAGTTATTACAGATCGCTCTAGATATTAGTGCGTCCACAGGACGAGATTTAGCCTCTGTAACAGGGGCAATTTCCAAAGCATATTTAGGGAATAACACAGCCCTAGGTAAATTAGGTGTAGGTATCTCAAAGGCTGATCTAAAGGCTAAGTCTTTTGATGAGGTAATGAATCAACTTTCGACTACCTTTGCTGGGGCTGCTACTGCTTCTGCTAATACTTTCCAAGGGTCGATGGATAAGTTATCTGTTGCATCTGCAAACGTTCAGGAGATTATCGGTAAAGGCATCATAGATGCGCTCAAGGGTCTAAGCGAAGATACTACAGTCGATGATCTTGCTAAAGGCATGGAGGACTTTGCTCTATTTACTGCCGATGCAATTAGAGGCGTAGGCGTATTACTAGAAGCATTAAAGAGCATCCCAGCAGCAGTTAATTTGCCTGGACTCAAGTTTGCTATGCAAGCAACTGGCTTAGGCATCTTAAGCAAGATTGGTGCTGCTGAAAGAGAGAAGCAAGAAGCAGCAGCTGCTCGCGCTATGAATGGTCTTGCTCACTTAGCCGAGTTAGAAGCCAGTTATGCCAACATCACTCTTAAAGCCACTAAGAAGATAACAGCAGAAGAATTGAAGCAACTCAAAGCCAAGCAGTTAAAACTAGCCATCGACAAGGCTAACCTAGCCCTTGGCAAGGGATCTAATGTCTTTGACATGGAGAAGATCCAACTGGCAGCAGCTGAGAAAAGCGCAGCCGAGCAACTGGGCAAGGTAACTAGCCAAGCACAACTATTACAGATTACTAATGACCTTGCTCGCCTACAGGTCAAGCAATCTATTCTGGATCTTGAAGATGCTATCGCCTCTAAAGATGTTAATGCCATAAATAATGCAACTAGTAAACTTAATGCAGACTTAAAGATACTTGGTGTGCTTACCAATCAGGATCTTAAACTAAGAGATATTAAGTCCATCCTTGATGCAATCGTGCCAAAGGATCTAATTAACCTGGCTAACCTAGATGCTGCTATTGCTATGTTGAGAATGATTGGTGGTGGCACAGCCACTAGCACCTCAGCAGTAGCAGGCACAGCCACTAGCTCTGGCACTCCTTCACTCCTTGATGCTCTTGCAGCAGGCAGTTTTGTCCCTGTTAGCGGTGGCGGTTATTCAACTTCAGCAGGCAACTATGCCTCCAGCGGTTTCCCCGGTGCAGACAAAAATGGTGGAGTTACAGTAGTAGTCAATGCTGGCACTATTGCCAATCCAGAAGAATTAACGACTATGATCCAGAATGCAGTTATCAGCCTTAATAAGCGCGGTGACTTGCTTACTACTGCTGGGGCATTATGACCAGACCAGTCATTAACGTAATTATTGACTTCTCTACCGGAGCAAGTTTTGGCTATCCATTTGTGCTAGGTACTTCAAGCCTAGATGGTGGAGATGTCCTCTCAGATTCAGCCTCTAGCCTTGTCGTAGATGTATCTAATCTTTTAGATAGTGTTAATACCAATCGAGGGCGCAATATCTCCTCTGAGCAGTTTCAGACAGGCACAGCTTCAATCCGCTTGTTAGATCAAAATGGTGACTTTAATCCGCAGAACCCAGCATCACCATACTTCACTTACCTAAACCCAATGCGTAAGATGACTATTACTGCGACCTACTTGGGAGTAACTTATCCAATCTTTGCAGGGTACATAACAGGCTATAACACTTCTACGCCTAAGTTCAATGGCGATATTGTTTACACAACTATTACAGCTGTAGATGGCTTCCGCCTATTTCAGAATGCTCAATTCTTCGGAGTTACTGGGGCTGTTGCAGGCGAGACTACAGGCGTTCGCATTGGCAAGATTTTGGACACTATTGGCTGGCCTACTCCCCTGCGAGATATTGACACTGGACTAACTACAGTCCAAGCAGATCCAGCAACACAAAGAACAGCCTTACAAGCTTTGCAGACTGTGGCCACTACCGAGTTTGGCGCAATCTATATGGATCACTCTGGTCGTTTAACTTTCCAAGATCGCAACTTGACTGTTTCATCCGTAGCAGGCACTCCAGTAGTGTTTAACGATAACGGCACAGCCATTGGCTACTTTGATGTCAAGTGGGTCTTTGATGATACACAGGTCTATAACCTTGCTACTGTTACTCGCACAGGTGGATCGGTTCAGACTGCCTCAGATGCAGCTTCTATCGCTAAGTTCTTTACTCATAGTTATAACCAATCTGGGCTGCTCATGCAGACAGATGCAGTAGCCCTAGATTATGCTCAAGCTTTCATCGCTTCACGCAAAGAAACAAGCACTCGAGTCGATGAATTAACCTTGGATCTACAGCAGGACGATTACACTGCTGGCACTATCGCTGGGCTAGATCTTGATTTCTTTGATCCAATCAGCGTAACCACGACTCAGCCCAACAATACGACCTTATCCAAGACAGTGCAGGTATTTAATATATCTCACTCGATTACCCCTAACTCATGGAAAACTAGGTTCGGCACAGCTGAGCCAATCATTGACGGGTTCATCTTGGATTCGGCATTATACGGTATTCTAGACACTAGCGTTTTAAGTTACTAAGGAGAAAACATGGCAGCAGGACTAGGCTTTAAGACCTTTACTACGGGTGAGGTTTTAAGCGCAGGAGATGTAAATGGCTACCTCATGCAAGGCATATTGGTCTTTGCCAGTGCAGCAGCTAGAGATGCTGCTATCACATCTCCACAAGAAGGACAGTACGCATATCTTAAAGATACCAATACGACTACTTATTACACTGGATCAGCATGGACTAGTGCTAGTGCTGCCTCTGGCGCATTGACTCTTATTACTACCACCTCATTCTCCGCAGCAGCTGCAATGAGCATCAACAACTGCTTCTCATCTACATACACAAATTACCTGATCCAATTCAAGTTGGCTGTCACAACTGGAACAGTAGATATCTATTATAAAGAGCGTTCATCAGGTACAGATGATTCTGATTTCTATTATTGGGGCAATACTAAAGTTACCAACGGTGGAACAGTAACTGGATCAGGTGGAGCAAACACGACTGCTTTTACCATCTGCAATACAAGCACAGATGGTTATGGATCAATCATTGTTTATAGCCCAAATGTTGCTACTAATACTTATTACGACTGGAAGACAATGGACTTCTCGCCTAACATTGTTAGCGGTGGTGGACTACATGCAAGCACACCAACAACATGCGATGGCTTCTCAATTATCCCAGCAAGTTCAACTATCACAGGAACGGTATCAGTCTATGGCTACTCAAAATAGAGCAGTGCTTGATGCACTTACAAATGAATTAGTTTATGTTGAAATGACTGCCGATGAATTGGCACAGTTAGCCAAGGACAACGAGGCTTCAGCTGCAAACATCGCAGCAAAGCAAGTAGATAAGAGTGCGATTCTTGAGAAACTCGGCATTACTGCCGATGAAGCAGCAATCTTACTTGGATGAAGCCCCAATTAAGTAAAGCTGCGATTCAATTAAGGGAGCAGGTCGATGACTCATTCCCAGATCGTGACCGCACATCGGATGGCTGGATCGGTGATACCCGACACGCTGCTCGCAAGTCTGATCATAATCCAGATGAGCAAGGCTGGGTACGTGCCATCGATA